TAATTTTTTATTAACTATAAGCAGATCATCCTCACGCATTGATACGGACAATGTTTTATGTATTATTCTGTTTTCATATTTAGTAGTATTACTCATTATATAATTTCTCCATTTTCTAATTCATTTTTATAAGTCATGCTAAGTCTATTTTTGCTATCTAATTGCAACTCAATTGTTTTACCGGTAGGTTTTTCATTAATTATTTTATTTAGATTTTCTTTTATATAATTAGATACAACACCTACAAAACCACTCTTACCTAGTGCAATACATTCTTCTGCAAAATCCCCACCTTTTTTTAAGTTTCTATTGAAACCAATTAAAGACTCTTCAATCAATGTATTAACAAAATCATATGGCGCAGTAGCGCCTCTTAATGGTCTTGCCGATATTTTTAACTTTCTTATATTTGGCAATCCATCGCTGTTAACGTCTTTCAATGGCCAATAAATCATGGCATGAGTTTTATAACCACCACCATTTGTTCCTCGTATTAAAAATTTCTGTCCTGTGCCAGTCATTCTATTCGGTATTTTTACTTCTCTCATGTTGTAATTCATCTTCTCTTTTTGATTTTAGTTCATGTGCAATAGCCATATATCCAACTGCGTCTATATAATCATCTGGATTGTAATTACCGGCTAATGTTCTACCAACCTTTGCTAATGCGAATAAAACTGCTACATCATCTGGTGATATTGATAACTTTAAATAGGCTGACCATAAGGTAGATATATTCATATGGTTCTCATACTTATCGCCATGTTGTTCTTGTCTATCACCTTGCACTAAATTTTTGGCATGATCACAGGTTTCACTCGCATATTGCATATTGTTATTCCTGTGGTTTATTATATTTAGGCTTAAATCTAATATTAATTTTACCACCATTTTCGTCAAAGATTTGTCTGACCATGTCGCTAATAGAGTTACCCTCGTTATCAGTCTTGCCACCAAAATCTAAGTATGCGTCAAATTGAATCCAACCTTTGTCCATTTGCATACGTTCAATCAAAGCTTTATCAAACAAAATGTTTGTTGATTCTTCGTCATTAAATTGCGCTTTAAAATCACTAGCGCTTTCATGTTCCTTTGTGCCACCTTTGGCCTTCATAGAAACATACATTCCTTTAGCTAAAACGTCATAAGCCATATTGTTTTCCTTCTGTTATTTATTGATAAGATTACTTAAAGAAGTTGGCTTCTTAATTTCACCACCTCCAACATTCTTGTTAAGCTTATTAGACACATGGTCTAAATCATCTTCATCAGATGTTCTTAAAAAGAATCCTTTTGCCATTGCATATTTATCGGCATAGCTAATTGTAGAACCAACTACTTGTGCATGGGCTAACCTTGTAGTCCATTCTGAATATGCAAATGCTGTACCCACAAGTGATACTTCATATTTCATTTCACCGGAATCATTTAGAAAACCGGAGTCTGGATTTTCAACATAAAAGTAAGATGTAACAGCTATACCTTCTGCTGTTCTTTCAAATTGATGTTCCATTCTTGGTAATAATCTGTTGTCAATACAAGCTGTACGAATAACGTCATTTACGTCATTGTGAGCCATACCCTTAACAAACTTGTTGTTTTGTTTTGCTACCGAATTGCAATCAGAAATTGCATTAAATAACCTAACCTTTATTGAAATAGGTTTTATTTTTTCTACCGGTTTTGCTTTAGTTTTTTCGACTGTCATACTTTCCCTTTCTGGTTAAGCCATAAGTTTTTTGCGTCATTAAAAAATTCTGGTTCTACACTTCGCCACTTCCAATGAGAAAAATCTGGCTGTATAATTTGATAAAGTTCCATTGGATCATCTGATATAGACAAAATATTTTGCCGAGTGATTGCATTAGCCCTTACATAACTTAAAATTTTAGTTAAGTTTTCCCATTGCATTTCCGGATGATCTTCATATTGCATGAGTACAGAGTCATCTTCATTGACATACAATATATCTAACAGACTATCTAAACCGGCAGAGTAAATAGCAAGTTGGGGGAGATTGATCGTCTTGGCCTCTACCGGTAAACTTTGCTTAGTCCAGATACGATCACCTGCTTTTTTATCTTTATAATCTTTTTTATAATAGCCTCTAGGGTTAGGCCACATTGTTTTTAATTCTAATACTCTTGATATTTTTTTATCTTTAATAAATACAAAATCAGCAAAGCCAATAAAGGGAACAGTCAATCCTTTCATAGATAAGACTATTGGATATTGAGTTCTAACTTCTCCGTATTCTTGTTTTAAAGGGATAATTTGATCTACTATTTGAACAATATATTTTTCTGCTATCTTAACATAATGATCTACTCTCTCTTGATCTGTACTGTCAGCACTAGAAGGTATGATTCGTTTTGCCGATTCATATATATTAGACATTACTTGATCTAAACTGGCTTTATTTTCTACTATATATCCAGCGCCTTCATCACAATATTTTCCAAATTCCATTCTACTATGTCTTGAAAACTTATGCCTATTAGTAGAATTAAATACATAACCATAGAACCATAAATCTAACGGATTATCAGATGTTGACCCATTGCTTAACCACTTGATACCGGCTCTTAACCATTCATCACCAATTTTAAAATTATTATTCTCACACCATTCTTCAATGATCTGCTTCTGGTTTGGATCTTTCCCCACATAGCTCGGTTCTTCTATAACTTCTGTTTGCAATTTCTTCACCACTAACGTATGGGTATAGGCCTATGAAAAGGTAATTAACCTCCGACCTAACAACCTATACCCACACTTTTAAAAGGAGTCTTGTTAGATCATCCAAGATGAACTTACTAATTTCCAGAATCAATAAATTCTAAACCCAACAATAGTTCCATTTACGACTCGTTGCAAACATATTATAGCCACAACACCTTTTAAATGTTGTTAAGGTGAACTAATATTCCTTGTAATCGTTGCATACCCTCAAATAATTGTAGCCAAAATATATTGTATCTTGTAGCCAATTAGTGTACAATGTGTTCAACGGAGGTAAAATAATGAAAATAGATATACGATTTCACAGCACATTATCAAAAGTAAATAGTGGTTTGTGGTTACAATTGGAAGGTGCTTATGGCAGACATATTGCCAATAACTTTTTAGAAACAAAAGTTTTTATACCTACCAAATTTAAAACAGTAATAAGAGACGGATATGGCAGACTTAGAACTATGCCTATCTTTAAAGTTAATAGAAAACGAATTGAAGAATTAGAAGATACAGGTGAACAAGATTTTCTATTCTTTTTAACAAATGGGTATTACCCAGAATATGACTCGGAAGGAGAAATTATAAATGAGTGATAATTTAAAAACAGTACAGAATATAAGTAAGATGTTTGATCTTATGACAATGAAAAATAATGAGCCATTAATTGACTCACATAAACGCGCAGATCAAAGACTTAGATTTTACGCAACACAAGACGGAATTATAGTACCGGATGATTGGAGTGATTTAACTCTAGCAGATAAATTACAACGTCTTGACAAAATGGATAACTTAAAAATTGGTGAAGGAAAATAATTATGATTAGTTTTGAAAATATGAAAATAACAAGAGTTGATAAGTCAGATACTTATTGGGATAATAAAAAAAAGAAACATCTAAAATTAAAAACCCCAAAGATTACAAAGAAAGTTGTTTATGAAGGTGAGCCACATTGTATAGGTGATATTTATAAAGCTTTAGATTTTACCATGACAGATCAAGGTGAAGGATATTATAACGACACTATGACATTTAATCTTGAAGTTACTGCAAGGGAAATATGGTAAAGCAAATGTTTAAATTTATTAAGAAAAAAATATATACTGCAATCTTTAATTATAAATATGCCAGAGCTAAAGACTGGCAAGAAAAATTTAATTTAATTTGTATTTACGATAAACACATGGATAATATTTTAGGAGATTAAAGACGATGTTTACACTAACATTAATGAGTGAAGAAATAGACACCTATATATATAATGATGAAATAATTTATAATCACAAAGAATTAGATTTAGATTTTTTAAAAGTAAAAGAAGATTGTAACCAATGTAATCCTAAAACTGATTATGTTTGTTGGGATTGTGAACACTATCAAGTACAGGAAAACTATAGTGCAAAATATACTGATGAT